TTTGATATCATAGAACAGGCCGGAGCTTGGTACACTTGTCACTTCGCCCTTGATAATTTGGATATGGTAGGCGACATCTTAAAAGCAAATGATGTAGACCCAACCGACGAGATTGCCGTGACTAAACTGTTTAAATTTCAGGGGCAAGTAAAGCTATTAGAGTTCATGGATTTGCATCCTCAGCTCTGGGAAATACTCAACACAAATCTTCGAGAGGTTTTGTATTGAAAGCTATAGGATTTGATGGACGAGAACAGCATTGGAAAATGAACAAGTGCATTGTTTCTGGCGATGACACAAGACCGAGGTCAAATTTACATATTTCTACCAGAAAATTGTTGAATGAACTTTTTCCATATGATACAATATATGAAGAAGTGCCACTTCCCGGCTCAAACAAGCCCTCAAGACCATCGAAACTATTTGCAGACTTCTTTGTCCCAGCTTACCAACTTATAGTCGAGGTTCATGGAAGACAACATTTTGAGTACGTAGGCTTTTTTCACAAAACAAAAGCCGACTTTTTAAAATCCAAATCAAGAGACAGAGATAAAGAGAGATGGTGCGAAATCAACTCTCTCAATTTTGTAGCCTTAAAATTTTCAGAAAATGTAGATGAGTGGAAACAACGAATCCTCGAAAAACTCTGAGTTAGAATCATTAATTCAGTCATTAGAAGAATACAGCAAACACAAAGGTATCATAACAGCAGCAGTGAACCCAGAGGTTGAAGAAATAATAAACCTTACTGAAGACAATCTAAAGAGCTTAAATCCTGAAGAGTGTCTACGTAAGGCTTTTTTATTATCTGGGTATTGCGGGTATATACAAAAGATAGAAAACAAACATAGAGTGAAACTAAGATGGTGCGAAAGCATGTTAAGTAAAATGACAGTTCAATATGACCATCTATTTTCACAATATATGAAGTGGGAACAAAAACTACACACTCTAGCCCTTAATGATGACTTTGCTAAGAGCGTACTAAATGCTAAAGATGCAGCCTTTTCAAACGTTACTTGGATAGAGAATAAAGTTAGAGACATGCGTAGACAAGTGGACGCCTTAATAGAACTTGGAAGGAAAAGATATTCATGACCCCTATAGATAAAATTAGAGAAGGAATTAGTAGCAATGATATGGCAAAAGTTATTGAAGGATTTTTTAAACTCACAGGAGAGCGAATTCAACAAGAAGTCTCAGAGCGAGAAGAAGAATCCGAAAAAATACCAGAACAACCAGAGCCAGTGCCGGAACAGCAAGAAAGACTAGTGGGTTTAGATTTTTCAGTTCAAATAGCAGAGAAAAATGAAAAGGGTAATTACTCAAAGTCAGAAGCTATAGAATCCGGAAAGAACAAATTTATTGATAACGGAGTTGACTCTTCAGATATAAAAACCCCAAAGGTTGTTCGTACAGAACGAAGACCTCCAGTCAAAATGGTTGAAGTCACATGTCATAAATGTGGGAAAAAAGAAGAGGTAAACGCTAGTTATAAAACTGGGGAATTCCACAGATGTGATAAATGCGTGGGAGGATAAATGGAAGAACCAATATCCAATCCAGCGTCAGAACGAGTTGTGTTATCAGGAATCATGAAACATGGTTCTGAAGCCTTTATTGATGTTGATGACATTATAGAAACAAAAGATTTTACTTTAGAACAAAATCAAATAGTCTATGCGTGCATTAAAAAGACTCTGGAAAACAGCTCAAGCATAGACCTTCCTTCACTACTAAGTGCAGCCGAAGATTTAGGAATGACAGAATCCTTTAAAGACAGGGTTCCGCCAGACCACATCCAAGGACTAATGAATTGTGATGTTCAATTAGAGAATGTAAGAACACATGCAATCAAACTCAAAAAGCTAACAATAGCAAGAGAGGTAAGACTAAGAGCAAGAAGAGTAATATCCGATATTAACGATATTACTGGTGACGAAACTATTGATAAGATTATATCAGTAGGAGAAACTCCGTTTTTTGAACTGTCCTCTTCACTAAACAATTCAGTAGAAGACAGACCTGTCAGTCTTGGAGATGACATTGAGGAGTACATAGCTCATATAGAAGACAATCCTTGCGAAATGCTTGGTATCAGTAGCGGGTTTCCGATATTCGACACGGCAATAGGCGGTGGTTTTAGAAGGAAGTGTGTTGACTTAATTGCGGCAAGACCAAAAGTTGGTAAGAGCATGCTGGCCGATAACGTGGCTGCTCATATATCTGGAGAGCTTAATATTCCAGTTCTTGTCCTTGATACAGAAATGGCAAAAGAAGACCATTACAATAGATTAATTGCCAAATTCAGTGGTATAAATATTAATGACATTGCAACTGGCAACTACAAAAAGATGGTCAATGGTAAAGAGAGAGTAGATCAAGCTGTTAAAAAAATTCAAGGGATGCCATTTGACTATATAACAATAGCCGGAAAACCTTTTGAAGAAACGTTGTCAATCATTCGTAGATGGTTGGTAAAGCGAGTTGGCACTGATGAAAATGGCCGAACAAATGACTGCATGGTAATTTATGACTATCTGAAGCTTATGGCTTCTAACGAAATCAATGACAGCATGAAAGAGTTTCAAGTGCTGGGATTTCAGATAACCAAGCTGCATAATTTTACCGTTCAGTATGACTTTCCATGCCTTAGCTTTGTTCAACTCAATAGAGACGGAATAACTAAAGAATCAACAGATGCCGTTAGTGGGTCAGACAGGCTTATCTGGTTGTGTAGTAGCTTTACTATATTCAAGAACAAATCTGATGAAGAAATGGCAGAAGACGGTGGAGAGACAGGAAATAGAAAGCTCATCCCAATTGTCTCAAGACATGGCGGAGGATTAGACGATTACGATTATATAAATGTTGACATGAAGGGTGAAATTGGAACCGTTGAAGAGAGAATGACAAAATCAGAGTCTATTGAGGGTTCCCGAGTTCAAAAAGAAGGTTTTGTTATTGAAGGCGAACAAGAAGAAATTAAGGAGCCTTTTTAATGATAATCAGTAAAGCCGCTAGAATAGCTTTGGCTGACATACTGTCAGACAGAATAGATGAACTTTTTAATTTTTTAGAAATTGACTATACAGACAATAACGAGTATTATGGTTTTACTTGCCCCATACACGAAGGGGCTGATAATCCTCAAGGATGCACAATGACCGTTCACGGAGAATGGAAAGGTGCTTGGAAGTGTTGGACTAGAAGCTGCGAGAAGGAACATACACACTCAATAATGGGTTTTGTTCGGGCTGTCCTGAGTAAAAGAAGGGGGAAGAGTGTCACCTTTGCGGAAACAGTAAGATTCTGTAAAGAGTTTTTAGAAGTATCTGATTCTGAAATAAAAGACAGAGTCAGTGACATGCCAGCCCTTTTAGAAAGATACGCAAAACAAACACAAGAAAGAGAATCTGTAACATTAAACATCAGTCGTAGACAAATAAGAAATAGTCTTTCGATGCCTCCAAATTATTATTTAGATAGAGGCTATTCAGAGGAAGTTTTAAATAAGTTTGATGTTGGAAATTGTAACGCACAAGGGAAACAAATGAACGGGAGAATTGTGGCTCCTGTTTATGACGAAAACTATAAATACGTTGGGTGTGTTGGAAGAACGCCTCATGAAAATCACAATGGATACAAGTGGATAAATTCAAAATATTTTCATACAGGTTCTCATCTTTATGGCTACTGGCTGGCAAAAGATAAAATTCGTAAAACAAAAACAATCATTCTCGTAGAAGGTCAAGGAGATGTTTGGAGGCTTCACGAAGCAGGAATAGAAAATTGTGTTGGAATCTTTGGTTCTAGCCTAAGCGATACGCAATCAAGACTTATACAAACGTCTGGAGCTTTAACCATAGTTATACTTACCGACAATGATGAGGCTGGACAAAAAGCAAAAGCGTCTATACGAGAAAAATGCAGCACTCTGTTTAATATAATTGAGCCTGAGTTCTCTGGAGAAGACATGGGCGACATGACAATAGAAGAAATCAGAACAGAAATCAAACCTCAACTGGAGGGAAAATATGCCTAATATAATCGGTTTTTCTGGAGCTAAACAAAGTGGTAAGACGACATCCACTAACTTTTTGTATGGCTACCAACTACGAGTAAATGAAATTATTAAGAAGTTTTTGATGAATTCAGAAACCGGAGAGCTTCTTGTAAATGCAACAACTATCAACGAGAAGGGTGAAGAAGAAGAAGGTCTTGGAGTTCTCGACATCGAAAGAAGAGATTCAGACTTCGTTGATTATGCGTCCCAGTCTATCTGGCCTTATGTTCGTTCGTTTGGCTTTGCAGACCCATTGAAAATAATTTCAATTCAATTGTTTGGACTGCTAGAAGAACAGTGTTACGGAACAAACGACCAAAAGAATACACCTATCAATATTAAATGGGAAGACCTTCCAGTCTCCTCAGACAAAACCGGCTTCATTACTGCTAGAGAATTTTTACAATACTTCGGAACTGAAGTTTGTAGAAAAATAAAACCAAACATATGGGTTGATAGCTGCATCAATAGAATAAATCAAAGCGGAACAGAGCTTGCTATCGTCTCAGATGTAAGGTTTCCAAATGAAGTAGAAGCTATCCAAAAAGCTGGCGGAAAAGTAATTAGACTTACTAGGAAGCCACACGAAGACATACATGACAGTGAAATATCTTTGGACGACTATGAAGGATTCGATTATGTCCTAGAAAATCAAGACTTGAGCATTGACGAAACAAACAAGCAGATGCTAGGAATATTAAAAAGTTGGGGATGGGCATAATATATGATAATTTGTTATCACAGAAGTAGTAGTCTAGGAACTTTAGAATTTTGTCAGCAGAAGTATTTCTTGCAATACAATTTGTCTTTTAAAGACAAGACTAACAAGAAAGCCTTGATGGGGACAATAGTGCATAAGGTTATGCAAACTCTTGGTGACAAAAAAATTGCCATGGACAATGGGTTGAAACAGGTCGAAGACGACGAAACCGGAAAAACCTTGACTCTTGATGAGTGTGATGACCTAAAGTTATTAAACGATATAGCTTTTGATTACTATACTTCAAATTTCCCAGAAGTAAACATAACAGACGCAGACAGAAGAACCTGTTTAAAATGGGCAGAAAAAGCCGTAGCTTATAGAGATGGATTTTTAGACCCCAGAAACCAAGACGTAGATGCGACGGAATTGTTCTTTGACTTTGAAATCAAGAAGCCATGGGCAAAATATTCCTATGAGCTTGGTGGAGAAATCATAGAGGGATATTTGTCTATTAAAGGTACGGTAGACCTTATTCTCAGTCAGGGCGGGGATTATTACGAAATCCTAGATTACAAAACTGGCAAAAGGCTTAACTGGGCTACTGGAGAAGAAAAAACTTTAGAAAGCCTTCAAAAAGACACACAACTCCTTCTGTATTATTACGCCTTAAAGCATGAATATCCAGATAGAGAATTTGCCGTAAGCATTTATTATATTAATTCCGGCGGATTGTTTTCCCTAGTCTTTGATGAAGAAGACTACGCAAAGGCAGAAGACATTCTCAAGAAGAAATTCGAACAAATAAGAAACATACAAAACCCAAGACTCCTTTCTAAAGGAAATCGGCACTGGAAGTGTCAAAAGCTATGCAAGTTTAGTGAGCCTTGGAAAGACACGGATAAAAGCGTTTGCCAACACATCAGTGCTGAAGTAAGAAAAAAGGGCGTAAACGCAGTTGTTGAAGAGTACGGAGATATTGGAAAGATTACTACCTACGGAGACGGTGGTGGTAGATTATCGGAAGACAGTAAAAAATGAGTTGGACACCACTCCATCTACATTCGCATTATAGCTTGCTGGACGGTCTCAGCAAGCCTAGCCAGATTGCGTCTCGATGTTCAGAATTAGGCCATGCTTCTTGTGCGTTGACTGACCACGGAACCATATCAGGCGCGGTAGCTTTTACACAGGCCATGAAAAACAAAAATATCAAACCCATATTAGGGTGTGAGTTTTACCTAAGTCAAGAACCCGCAACCATTAAGAGTCCAGAAAATAGAGGCTTGAGCCATCTGTGCGTTTTAGCCAAAAACAAAAAGGGCTGGAAGAAACTCATCGAAGCTGTCTCACGAAGCAATGATGAAGATGTATTCTATTATAAGCCTCGGTTAGACTTAGAGATGTTGGGTAAATATGCAGACGGAAATGTGATTGCTTTTAGTGGTCATCTTGGAAGCGACATGGCTAACGCAATTTTTACAGACTTTAAATTTGCATACAACCAAGAAACAGAAGAGGGTGCTAAGAAGTACATAGACCCAAACTGGGTTGAGAATCTTACAAACATTGCCTATAAGTACATGGACATTTTTGGTAAAGAAAACTTCTTAATTGAAATCCAATGTATAGACCAAGAAAATTCACCAGCAGCTAATCTCGTTGCTCAAGGAATGAGATACATTTCTAAGAAACTAAAAATACCATCTATAGCAACTGCTGACTCTCATTATCCAGAGAAGAAAGATTCTTTAGACCATTTGCTACTTTTATGTTCATCAATGAAAACAACATTGCGTAAGATTAAAAGTAAGCTTGTTAATAATGAAGATGTTGGATTCTCTGGGTTTATGAGATCAAGCAACTTTCACATACCTACACTAGAAGAAATCCAAGGCTTACATACCGAGGCAGAGATAGAGAACACAATGCGAATAGCAGACATGTGCGAGGAATACGATATCCTTTCACAGCCGATGCTTCCAAAGTTCAAATGTCCAGAAAGCCAATCAGAAGAAGAATATCTAAGACAGCTATGTCGTGATGGATGGAAAAACATATTGATTCCTAGAGGCAGAATCAACACAGAAAGTGTCAAAAACGAATACACCGAAAGAATAAAAAAAGAACTTGAAGTTATTAGTGACGCTAATCTATCTGGCTATTTCCTAATTGTTAGAGACATAGTAAACAATGTGCGTTCTCATGGGTGGCTTCCGGGGCCGGGCCGTGGAAGTGCTGCTGGAAGTTTAGTATCTTACCTTATGGGCATAACACAGGTTGACCCTATTGAGTACGGATTAATTTTTGAACGTTTCTATAACGCTGGACGAAATACAGAAGGACACGTATCATTACCAGATATTGACATCGACGTTCCAGCTTCTAAAAGAGACGAGACCATTAATCATATCCGTAAAAAATATGGCAAGAACAAAGTGAGCCAAATGGTTACGTTCGGAAGACTTCAAGGGCGAAGCGCATTAAAAGAAGTTTTGCGAATGAACGATGCTTGCGGTTATGATGAAATGAATGAAATCACAAAAAGCTTACCTCACGAACATGAAATTTCTGACCAATTAGCCGAAATGGACAATCCGTCTGTAATCAAATGGACATTAATGAATCAGCCAGAAGTCTTGAGGGACTATTGTAGAATGAATGACGACGGCGAACTTGAAGGTGACTACGCAAAACTGTTTGAACAATCAATGCGTATAGAAGGCACTTTTAAATCTCAAGGCAAACATGCGGCCGGTGTTGTGATATCATCAAGCAACTTAAACAAAGTTTGCCCGATGGTAAGGGACAAATCTAGTTCAGAAAAAATAGCGGGAATGGAAATGAATGACTTGGAAGCAATGGGTCATGTTAAATTTGACGTTCTTGGAATTTCACTTTTAGATAAAGTCATGGGTATTAGGGATCAATTAGAAGAATGAGTAAATCACACAGAAAAAATTTAATAGACAAGCTATATAGCGGAAGATATGAAGAACGCAAAGGGGTGTCTATATGTTTAATAAACGATTTTTATCCATCGGTGAATAAAAAAATTAGATACCAAGTTCATTGTGATGGCAAGTACAAGTTCAGTCAGCTTTATGACTGTGCAGGCGAAGCCATAAAAAAGTATTTTGAAATTACAAGAAGGAGATAGTCATTAATTACAGAGACATAATTGTTTTCGACTTTGAGACCGGCTCTCGAAATCCATATAAGACACAGCCAACACAAATTGCAGCCGTTGCTATTCATGGTAGAAAACTGACCGTACAACCGGCAGGTTATTTTAATAGCGAAATGCGCCCAATCTTAGACGATGAAAAAGCTATCGAAATGGGGTTAGACCCACTTGAAGATGAAGCTCTTGCAATAACTAGAAAGACCAGAGAGCAACTGGCTAAAGCTCCACAACCAAAAGTCGTATGGCAAAAGTTTACTAACTTTGTAAACAAATACAACTTTAAGAAAACTAACTTCTATGCGCCTTTGGCTGCTGGCTACAATATTATTGGTTTTGATTTACCTATTGTTGACCGTATGTGTGAGCAGTATGGCCCGAAACATAAGAAAACGGGAAGACAAGGACTATTCAGTCCTATCTATAAGTTAGATTTGATGCACACCGTATGGATGTGGATGGAAAATAACGCAGATATTAAATCGTTGAGTATGGATTCCATGCGAGATTTGCTTGGTATGGATAAAGAAAACGCGCACGACGCTTTGCAAGACGTTAAGGATACGGCTAACATTCTTATTGCTTTTATGAAGCTGCACAGAAGATTTGCACCTAACGTAAAATTTGAAAAGGCATTTGCTGATGGAAACGTTCACATTTGATGTTGAAAATATTACACTTGAAGATAAAAAGACTTGGGATTTGATTTGTAACGGAAGAACCAAGGGGGTTTTTCAATTAGAAAGCAGTTTAGGAAGAAGCTGGGCTAAAAAAGTTAAGCCTAAAAATATGGAAGAGCTATCTGACTTGATAGCTATCATTCGTCCCGGATGTTTAAAGGCTATTCAAGATGGCAAGTCAATGACTCAGCACTATGTTGACAGAAAAGACGGCGATTCATCCGTCACGTATGTCAATAATTCGCTAGAGCCAATCCTCAAAAAGACTCAGGGCGTTCTTGTCTATCAAGAGCAAGCTATGAAAATCGCCCAACAGCTTGCTGGCTTTACACTACAAGAAGCAGACGACCTTCGTAAAGCTATTGGTAAAAAGAAAGCTGACCTTATGGCCGAGGTTAAGAAAAAATTCTTAAAGGGAGCCATAAAAGAAGAAATTGTTAGTGAAGAAGAAGCTGAAGAAATATTTGGTTGGATTGAAGCCTCCTCTCGATACAGCTTCAATAAGTCTCATGCCATATCCTATGCTATATGTGCTTACTGGAGTGCCTATGCTAAAGCACATTTTCCTCTTGAGTTTTATTGTAATTACTTAAAGTATTCCGGCGGCAAGCAAGACCCACAAAGAGAAGTTAAGGAATTGGTCACAGACGCAAAGTCTAATGACATCTTTATACATCCCCCTTCCTTAGAGCATCTAAACGAAGAGACTTCCGTAATAAATGGAAAAGTCTACTTCGGCCTAAAGAACATAAAATCTTTAGGAGCGAATACTATCATTAGCATTAAAGAGAACATAAAAGCAGCTAGGTCTTTACTGGCTACTGAAATTTTGTGTTGGTACGATTTTCTAATCCTTATATCTAGAAAGATAAACAAAACAGCGACAAGAGCTTTAATATCCTCTGGTGTTTTATCTGGACTCAAAACATCAAGGCAACGGATGCTTTATGAGTTTGACACGTTTGAAAAACTTTCAAATAAAGAGCTTGAATGGATAGAAGAAAACTATAAACACTTTAACTCATTAACAGACCTTTTACGGAGCCTTGCAAGGCCTAGAAAAGAAGGTGGAGGAGTAACCAACAAAAACAGACTAGCAATGGTTAATGACCTTATACAACAGCTTGAAAAGCCTCCAGTTTCCCTAGAGGACGACCCAGAATGGATTGTAAGGACAGAAGAGAACTATTATGGAGTTGCTCTCACCTACTCTAAGGTTGACGCTGTGGACGTCAGCAGAGGTAATACAACGTGCAAGGATATACTTAATGGAAAGAAAGGTAAGTTATCAATTGTTGTGACCGTAAACGAAGCCAGAAAATACACCCCAATAAAAGGAAAAAATGCGGGAAAAGACATGGGGTTTTTAGAAGTAGAAGATGCTACTGGTAGTATGGACGGAGTAACTTTGTTCTATGATGCGTGGGATAAATACAAAAATATGCTATATAATGGAAATAACATATTAATAATAGGGAAAACGTCTGGTGGAAAGAGAGATGGGATTATAGTAGATGAAATATTTGAACTATAGTTGCAAAAGATCTTTTACTATGGTAATATTATATAAGGTTAAGTTTTAAATTATTGAACAGGAAACAACACTATGAACACTATTTCAAATTATTGCCGTTTTATTGGCCGTTTGACTTCAGACCCTGACCTTGTTGAGTTAGAAAACACCGAATTATGTCGGTTTACTCTAGCGGTAAGTGAATATAGAAAAGAAAAAGGCCCAGACGGAGAATATCGTAAAAAGAAAAGTGTTAATTACTTTGATTTTGAGGCTTGGGACTCAGGAGCCACAACTCTCGGAAAATATTGCAAAAAAGGTGACATAGTAGATGTCGTTACCTCCGCAAGAAACAATAATTGGGTAGATAAAGAGGGAAATAAGAAATTCCAAACTAGATTTCGAGTGAAGGAATTCAAACTCTTTAATAACAACCCAAGCAATTATGATAATTCGGAGGCAGCGAGCAAGGAAAATAGGCTCGAAAAATCCGAATTAGCGAATGAATAAAGAACAAGAACAAGAAAAAAAGCTAGAGCTTGAAGAACAATTAGTCCAGAGTAATTATGGATTGGTTGTTAGTCAGGCTCTTTCTTTTTTACATAAGAATTCTAATATAGACGACTATATACAGGTCGGATTAATAGGTTTATTAAAAGCTATAAGAAAACACTCTAGTGAAATTTCTAAGTTTTCCACGTTTGCTACCGTGTGTATAAGAAATGAAATACTAAAATTAAAGAAAAAAGAAGCTAAGAAAAATAGTGGCGAAATTATATTCGATGGCAATTTATTAGCGAAAAGTGCCGCCGCAAAGTATTATATAAAGGAAAGCTTTTTTGATTATATTCCAAACTATATAACAGAAGAAGAAAACTTTATATTGAAGTTAAAACTAGAGGGCTGCACAAATAGGGAAATTTGTGATTTATTGGGGTGTACTAAAAATATACTTGACAATAAGCTAGATGCTCTTTTTGAAAAGATCAGGGAATCCAATTGATGAGAAAAAAAAGAGTTCTCTTTTGCGGTGAAGCAACATACTTAAACACC